TCAGATCGCCTCTCTCGGGAATTCGAAACGCGCGACAAGCCTGCGTCGCCAAGAGACACCCAGCGGGCTCTCCACTACTCCGTGACCACTATACGCGTGGATAAATCCCGCAGCTGATCCGACCCGTGAAGCCACACCGAGATGCTTTGCCACAGAACCGCTGCGCATACGAAACAGTAGCACGTCGCCCACATCTTCAACATTGAAACCCTTGGGGCGCAGATGCCGGCTTGCCGCCTGCCACAATCTCTCCTCTCCCTGTGGTTCAGACCAGTCCTTTGAATAGGCAGGGATCATTTCCGGCTCAGCTCCCACTACCTCGCGCCAGATACCGCGCAGCAAGCCCAGGCAATCACACCCCGCACCTTTGGTCGCGCTCTGGTGGACGTAGGGCGTACCAATCCAGCTTCTTGCCGATCTCACAATCAGATCTTGACGGAGCGTCATCGCATGGATCCTCCTGTGTTAGTACCCGAAGGCTGGGGCGTCGCCATCATCCAATCGTCACTCGGGATGTCTGGAAATCCCTGAAAGTTCAGCAGGTTATTGAATTTCAGTCGGCATGTGGTCATTCGTTTGTCACAGCCCGCACTGAGCCGAACACCGACGCCTTGTTCGATTGCGCCGCGGATTGGCTCCCACAGTTCTATCTCGCGTTGCCCGCCAAGAACGCGGTCATGCTTGATCATTCCCCACAACCCCTTGGCTGGCCCGTCAGTCACATCGACCCTGCCACGCGTGAACCAACCAACTTCAAAACCCGGCAAGTCATCCCACCGGAATACGCGGCCGTCTTTATGTGATTGAACCGTGGCAAACTGAATATATCCCGAAGTCGCGACGTCAAACCCGCAGGCCCCATCACCCAACACAGCAGTGCATGGCTTTTGAAATATTCGACCCATTGGCCGGTTCAGTGCTTCGGTCAGCCCGCGCAATTCGGCACGAAACACGCCGCCTGCGCGTTGAATTTCTCCGATCGTCCCACGAAAGATTAAAGTTCGTTGGGCGACATTGGTCCAGTTCACCCGCCAACACGAAACGTCGGCCCCGTCAAACCGCCCTTGTTCGATCTCATCTTCGCGTATGGCAAAGTGGCTTAGCGCTCCCATGGCCTCTGTGTTGTTTACCGACAACCCGGTGGAGTGCGACAAGGCACGCACGTTTAAACCCCGATCTGGCCGAAACTCCAGCCCACCAAAGCTAAGCGGGGCATCATGATCGGTAAATGTCAGTTCAGCCCCATCGCGTCGTCGGATTGCCCATGCGTGGCAAAGGGTCGTCAGGCCGGTCTTTAGGTGTGCGGCCAGACCATCATCCATATTTCCAATCATATCCGCACCTCGATCACCGGAACATTCGGCACTTGACCCGCCTGAAAACTCGCCACACTGACCAATATGCGGTCGGTGTCGAAACGCACCGGCACGTCAAACTCGTACCCCGCCGAGACTGGCATATCCGGGTCGGGAGCGTGGGCAAAACGGATCATTCCGGTAGACGTATCAACCTCATAATCCACGCCTTCTTGCAGTTCATCTTGCGCAATTCCGACGCGCACCGTTCCCTTGACCGGTTTGGTGACCGGTCGCGCATAGCTGTGTCCACCGGAACGATAGGTCTTTACCAACTGATAGTCGTTTCGCAGCCCGTCGCCCACGCCCAACATCTGGTCCTCAAACGCGACACCCTCCGACGACCTACAGGACTTGAAGTCCGCCCAGTCCTTCCAGCGAAACCCATACATCTGCCCATACCGCGCTTCGAAAAACGCAGTAAGAGCCTGGACATCGTCGATAGATCTCATCCCCAAGCCGGCATCGTATACCCGACGAGAATGCGCCCAAGGCGTGTTGCGTTCTTCAAACCCATTGGCAAGGGTCACCACATCGGTGCGGCGTTGCGGTCCTCCGAGTGCGCCGAAACTAAGGCTTGGCGGAAATCTAACATCATGAAAATTCACCGGCACATTCCTTTTATCGATTGCGATTGCCGTTGGAGAGCGCGCGGCTCATCTGCGCTGCGATCTGGCTTTGACTCCGCTGAAATCCCTGCACATCCGGTGTCGAGATATTCATGACGACCGTTGTCGAGCCACCGCCACCGCTTCTCACACCCAATTTGCCGTCCGGGCCACGGGCCAATGGCATGATGGCTTCAGGACCGGCTTCCCCCATCAACCCCATGCCCCCGCGCATCCCAAAGCCTGTCGCTGTGCTGACAATCCCGCCCTGAGCGAACGGCATTACCTTTCCCTGAGAAAACGCTGCTCCGTTGGCAAAAGGCAAAATGCCCTGCACCAAAGCCCCCACCCCTTGGCTGACCAGTCCGCCAAACTGATCACTCACGGGTTTTATCGCCGCGTTGAACGTCGTGTTGGCCAAGGATCTAGCGACAGTTGTCAGTGCGTCGGACAGGTTCTTCCCATCGAAAGCAACCCCTTCGAAAGCCGTTCGCAAGCCGCGGCTCAGGCCTTTTTCAAGGGTATTGATGTCTTTTCCAGTAGCCGCCAATGCCGAACGCATACGGCCTAGTTCCCGGTCAAACCCCTCGACCAGCAAACTTGTATCTTCCAGCGTGGCATTAAGCTTTTCGGCACCGCTTCCTAACGTTTCGAAGGCTTCTTCATCCTGCATCGCAATTTCCTCTCTTCTCATCGGGATAGGCTGCCATCAGTTGCGCCAGACCATCATTCAACAACGGTACTTGTGCATGGCTTGGCCCCATCATCAGTTGCAGTTCCGCTGGGGTCAGTCGCCAGAATGCGTCTGGCGTCATCCCCAAGCCGTTTAACCCCGCGCGCATCAGCTCCGGCCAATTGATCCCCTTGCCGGATGTCATGAAGGAACCGAAAAAGCCCGCGCCAACAGCTCAGCGGCGGCACGGGCAGCAGCCATCGGTCCGCCCTCAATCGAAGCTTGGGCTAACGACGTTTCCGTAAAATCCGCTCCGCCAGCCCGAAGACCGGCTGTAAGCAAGCAAAGGACATCGCGGCTTGAAAACCGGTTAGCTTCGAACCGCTCCACCAAAGCCACCAAAGATGGCTGTTTCAGCGCATCCTCGAGCTCTACCAATGCCCCGAGCGTGAGCCGCGCAACATGTGCTCGCCCATCGATTACCAAAGCTACATCACCGCGCCATTTGTTAACCATCTGCTCAAACCACCGGTTCAGCGATGTCAGGTGTAAAGTTCAGCTGACCGGCGGACTGAAGGCTCAGCTCATAGGTCGCCTCGCCGTTCAACGCGCCCCCATAATCAATTGAGGCGACTTGGAACGGTCCCTGGATGATCCCAAAGCTGGGTATTACAATCTGGAAATCCGGCGTCAGCCCATCGAAAAACAGCTGACGTGCTCTTTCGTCCGTACCGGCGTCACGAAACACCCCGGAGCCGCTGATCGCTGCCGACCTTACCCCCGCTCCGGCAAGAAGCTCGCGCCATCCGCCGTCACTATCCAGCGACGTCACTTCAACCGGCTCGGCGTTAAAGGAGACCCGCGTCGCCCGAAGTCCCGCTATGGTCTCGAATTGACCATCGCTCGTCATGTCCACCTTGATCAATAAGTCTTTACCTGCTTGAACAGCCATATCTAATCTCCTGTATCTGTCTGAAAACACATAGTTTAATCGTCCTGCACCCGTGCCCGGAACCGCATATCGACCCGACGCAATTGTTGGGCTCCGACTGACCTGGCGGTCGCTCGGTCGAAGCTGAGACTGATCAACTGGCCCCTGTTCAACGTCAGCTCACCGTCGTTGAGCACATCGCTGACGGCTCCTGCCACGCGTTTGGCGACAGCAAATCCTGGCTCGGTGCTCACCACGGTAATGTTAAACCAATGTATCGCTCCGCTTCCCGACGCATCCGATGCATCACGCACGGTTTCGCCGCCCAGTTGAACATAAACGGGAGGCAGCACACCTGTTGGCGCAGCGTCGAAAATTGCCGTGCCTACAAGCCCAGCCAGACCAGGATCGTCGCCAAGGGCTGCATAAACGGCCTGCTGCAAAGGAGCGGATAGGGCAAAGCTCATACCACTGTCTCCTCTTTGACGCGACAGATCAGGTAACGTCCTTGCGTGTCCCGTTCAGCGACAGATTTGATGTGAAACACCCTTGATCCCTCGCGAAAGCGCTGTTGCGGTACCGGCCGGGCAGGATTCCCCGCCGGGGCACCGCGAACCGTGATCACAAAATCCACCCGGCTGACCAACACGCCGCCCTGAACGGCTTCTCGGCCGGTTCGGGCGGCGACATGAGCCCATAGTACGCCTACTGGTACCCAACTCTGCTCATAGCCACCTGCTCCATCCGCCTGACGGGCGGGCTTTTCCAGCACGAGCTTTCGGTTCAACTCAACAACACTCATCCGCCGATCCCCATGCCAAGGCGCATCGGCCGGTAGCGTTCAATCAAGCTGCTGACGCCAAAAGGCATGCACCCATCGCTCAGCGTGGTCTCATGACGGAACTCGTAGTAATGCGCCGCGAGCAAAAACACTGCCTGCTGCAAATCGGCCGGCACTTGCGACCAGTCCGAACCCAACCCGGCCTCGAACCCGATCGTTACCATCCCAAACCGAGGGATAGACGCCAGCGCCGCGCCGGTTGTACGCAGCGCCGGACGCTGCATGTCACGGTCCAGCCAATACATTTGCGCGTCGACGATGGTTTCGACCCCATCCGCGCTTTTTATCGCTACGCTGTCGACAGAGTGCACCGGTGCGATGGGAAAGTGTTGCGCACATTCATCCCGCCACGACGACAAAGACCAGCTGAAACTGCGCCTTATCAAAGCCTTACCGGTGCGTGCCTCGACTGCGGCGACGGCGGCCCGCAGAAAGCTGACCAATACTTCATCCTGCAAAGTCTCGTTGCCAAAGCCACTGCCCATCCGCAGATGCGCCTTGAACACGTCTACCGGCAGAGTGGTATCCGCCACACCGGTTTCTTCGATCAACATCATCGAGATCTCCAATCATCCCATTCATCCCAGCCCCTTTTTGGAACCCGGACACGCCCCGGCTGCATCGCTCGGTCGGAGGGGGCAGCTAGACAATGCACCCTATCCTTTGGCACGCGTCCGAGCCGGGGCCAGGTTGTCCTGACCCCGTGTTCGACCTCGCTTTAGGCGGTGCCGAATTTCAAAAGCTTAATCGCGGCAAAGTCACTCACATCGCCCCCGACGCGCTTGGTCGCGTAGAAAAGCACGTGAGGTTTGGCGCTGAAGGGATCGCGCAGGATCCGCAAGTCGGGCCGCTCTGCTACGGTGTAACCGGCGGCAAAATCCCCGAAGGCCACCGAGTAAGAGTTCATTGCGACGTCGGGCATGTCTTCGGCGACGAGAACCGGATATCCCATCAAACGCGCCGGCTCCCCATGTGCCAAGCCGTCAGACCACAAGAATCTGCCGTCTAGATCCTTTAGCTTACGAACCCGCCCCGCAGTTTTTGAACTCATGACAAAACTTGCGTTGGAGCGGTATTGCGCGCCGAGTGCGTAAACCAGATCTACTACAGAATCCGCCGTCACCTCGCCGTCCACGCCGGTGGGAACATAGCCCAGGTTGCTCCAACTCCACACATCGTTGTCGACCATGTTGTGGGCCAAAATGCCCTTGGGCTTGTCAATCCCGTCACCATGGATAAATGCCGATGCTTCCGCGCGCAGAAACTTGTCGGCAATTCTGCCCGCCAGCCAGGCTTCGATATCAAAAGCTGAATCGTCCAGTAGCCGCTGCGACGCTTTGGGCAACGCGCTCAGCTCGTGCAGCGGTATGGTGATGCGGTCGATTTGGGGTGTTGCGGTCTCTCCTACGGCGTTGCTTTCAGAGGCCCAACCGGCCCCGACATCAGCATGGTCAACCAAAACGTCATACGACGTGGCTTCCACCTGAACCACAGAGGCAATCGCCCGAATGGACGCCGTTGCGTTCAACACCGATTTCACCCGGTCTGATGTCTGCGGATCGACAAGATAACCGCCATCCGAATTCACCGCCGCCGACAATGCCTTACTCTCCAGCTCAAGCCCGCGCAGGCCATCATCGTCACCGTTGCGGATATAGGCGTTCATCGCTTTTTGATGGGATGCACCACCGTCCACAGCCCCAGCCAAAGGCGTGCGCGCGGGCAAAGTCATCTTTCGATCCAACATAGTCATTCGCTCTTCTGTTTGTTGCAACTTGGTCGTCATATCGTCCTGAAATCCTTTGAAATCATGAACAAAATCACCGACAGCGCGGCGTATCTCCACTACCGCGCCACTTGGCTCATCGCCCATGTCATCCACCATCCGCTCCATCCGATCACCCTCCGTTCCGGTTTAAATTCTGCCGTGCCTCGTCAAAGACACCGGCCACCCCGCGCAAGATTTCTCCGACGCCGATGAAATCCCCCTTGGCCGCAATCCGCGCAGTGGGGAGCATGGGAAAGGTCACCAACGACACCTCCCACAGGTCCAGCGTTTGCAGCACCCGTTGGCCCGCGTCATTCTTGGCCGCGCGCTGCGTGCGATAGCCAATGCTCAGACCGTCGATCGCTCCTGCCTCGATCAAGGCCGCCGCCTCGCGTCCCCGCGCCACACTGTCCAGCAGCCGCCCCTTGACCCAAAGCCCCCGCGCGTCCTCGCGCAGCTCGTCCCACACGCCGATCGGCTGGGCCGGATCATGCTGCCACAGCATCTTGATGCGCCGCCCCGCGGCCTCCGCCGCCGCCAGCGACGCGCCATAAGCCCCCCGCGCCACCAGATCACCGCCCTGATCGACCCGCCCGAACAGGCTGGCATAGCCGCTGATCTCGGTGCCGCCCTCCACAACAAGCCCCTCGTCGAAACGCGCGAACTTATGCTCCAACCCGCTGCCCATATGGGGCAAACCTCTCCCGTTCTCCGACCCGAGGCCGAAGCGCATGCCATCTTCCATGACACCCTCCCTTGCGTTCAATTTGCTACGGCGCGACCACCAGAAACGACTGTACCGCCTGCGCCAAAATCACCGCGACCACACCGTAGACGGTCAACCACAACCGCCGCTCCAGCCGCTCTATCATCTCTTCCAGCCGGTCCAATCGCTGCAAAAGGTTCTCGTGGTGGATCGCACTCACTCTCTCATGCGCCTGCAACCGCAAACCCGGTGCGCATTCGAACCTGTCAAATCCACTATCCTCACTCATCCGCGGCCACCGCCGGCATGCCCAACAGGCTGCGCTTTTCGCCTTGTGTCAAAAACGCAGCGCCCGCGATTCTTGCCCACTGGGCATCTCGCTCTTGCGCAAGGGCCGGCACCTGATCCAAGTCCGGTTTCAACGTGACGACTTCGCCGGAAAACCCCGACAACCAATGCCCCAGCGAAGCCGTCACCCGTGTGGCCAACGGTAATACAGTCAAGCGATAGAACGCCCGGTGCGCCTCTTGGTAGTTGGCATAGGTCGCGTCCCCTGCGATACCCAACAGCATCGGCGGAACCCCGAAGGCCAGCGCGATCTCTCGCGCCGCCGCCTCCTTGGTCTGGTGAAATTCCATATCCGACGGCGAAAACCCCATCGGTTTCCAATCGAGCCCGCCTTCCAGCAGCATCGGACGCCCGGCGTTACGGGCACCTTGATGATGGCTCTCCATTTCGGTCACAAGACGGTCATATTGATCGTCGCTCAGCTTGCCCTGCCCCTCCGCACCGCGATACACAATCGCCCCCGATGGCCGTGCGGCATTGTCAAGCAACGCCTTGCTCCAGCGCGACGCTGACGTGTGCACATCCATAGCCATTGCCGCCGCTTGCATCGGACTAAATCCATAATGGTCATCCTGCGGGTGAAAATTCTTGATATGACAGACCGGCACCTCGGCCCTGCTGACATCGAACCGGTGCTTGCGTCCGCCCACGGCATATTCATAGGCAACCGGCCACCCGTCGGCCCCTGGTACCACCGACATGCGATCGGATCGCAACACATGCAGTTCAAAAGGCAACTGACCATCTCCGCCCGCGGCCTCGATATAACCGTTGCCGGTCAACAACATCTGCGCATATAGCGCCTCCAGCAACTCGGCGCGCCCCTGCGCCCCGTTGGGACGCTCGACCAAACTCAATATAGGGTGCGTTTCAAAACGTTGCGTGGCATCCTGCAGAACCAACGGCAATGCCGCCGCCGCTTCCGCAATCAGCTTCACCGACCTGAACCCTACCGGATTTCCGCAAAATCCCGTGCGCGTCAGGCTGGCCACATCGCGCGGGCTCCAGGCTACGCGCCCGCTGGTATGATACGCCACAACCGGTCCAGTGGCCGAAACCTTCTGCTCAGGCACATCAGCAACCGCTCCCCGTTTTAAAAAATCAAAAACCATTCCGCCGCTCTCCCCTGCTCCTTGGCCACCCGATCATAATTTCACCAACCTCTTAAGAACCTCGGACCGTACCGGTCGCCCGTTCCGCAACACAGTTTTCATTTTGCCGCACAAACTCTCCCCGAAGGGCCGCTCTGCCTCGTGCGCCGCGGGTCAAAGCCTACGCACCCCCGGCATCCGCCACTGAGCTGCCGGTTCGATCATCAACTCGTGCAGCGCCCAGACCAGCGCATCGACGCGATCAGGCGACCCAGTCCCCTCGAATCCTCGCGCTGTCATCCGGCACATCTGGTCCTCCAGCGCGTCCAGCCCCGCCACATGGCCCACACGCCCCTGCTCATAAAGCGCGGCCACAGGCTCTGCCCGCGCGACCTTGCCACGGCTGGCGTGGACCGATTTGACCGGCACCAATGGGTCGACCTGACGCAAGACCTCCGCCACCATTTGCCCGCCCTGATTGACCTCGGCGACAAGGCGATCTGCGCCGAACTGCTCCATCGCGCTGATCGCCGCGCGCGCCCATCCCGACGGGGTCGCCCCCTGCACCGTACAATCGGCCAGCACGACGGCGCTCCAATCCTGCGGCGGGCCTTGCGTCTGCGCGCCCACCACCACGATCCCGCATTCATCCGACCCCGCGCCGGCGGTGGTGGCAGGGTCCAGCCCCACGACGATCCGGTCCAGCAAGGGCACATCCCGCACCCGCCCCGCCTCGATCCGCTCGGATGTCCACAGCGCCCCTTCGGCATCGGCCAGCAGCACACCATCCAGCTCCTGCCGCCCCAGCCGCGTCCCGCGATACCGTGCGCGTACTTCCTCCAAAAATGACCCCGCCAGATTTGCAGCGTTCGCCTCGGTCGGGGCATGGGTGGTCACGGTCGACGGTGACGCCAGCAGCTTTTTCAGCACGCCGACATTGCGCGGTGTCGTGGTCACGCACACCCGCGGATCATCCCCCAACCGCAAGGCGAACTGCAATTGGTCCCAGGTTTCTTCGGCCTTCTTCCACTTGGCCAGCTCGTCCACCCAGGCCGCATCAAACTGCGGCCCGCGCAGCCCTTCGGGGTCGTGCGCTGTGTGCACCGTCGCCACCGCCCCGTTTGGCCAGACCAACCGCTTGCGCGTCGCCTCCCAATCCGGTCGCCGATCCGCAGGCGAGCACGCCAATATCCCGCTGTCGCCAAAGATCATCACCTCGCGCACCTGCTCGATGGTCTCTCCCACCAACGCCACACGGCGACAGCGCCCCGCATCCAAGGGCCGCGCCCCTTCGACCTGCGCGCGCACCCATTCCGCACCCGCGCGCGTCTTGCCCGCCCCGCGACCGCCCATAATCACCCATGATCGCCAATCGCCTTTTGGCGGCAGTTGATGCGGCATGGCCCAGAACTCGAACAGAAAAGGGAGAGCCATAAGCTCTCCCTCGTCCAACTCACTTAAGAACCGGTCTTGCACCGCAACATCGGCGGAGCCGATCCAGTTTGCACCCGATGTCAGCCCGCGCCCGGTCAAGGTCGAGCGCATATCCGCCCCGAGCAATGCCCGCTTGTCTGTTTCTACAGTCACTTAGATAGGTCTCCACTTTTACGCAGGTCGCCACCATGCCGCTGGCTTTACCCAGTGCTTTCGACGCCGCAGTTTCGTTTATGTCCTCCCCGGATCTGGCCTGTTCTCTCAGGCTCTCGATTTCACGACGCAGGTCGCGGATTGCAATCTGAAGCGCTTTGAAATGCTCTTCGCTGGTCGCAATCTCCTGTTCCGGAGTAATCATTGTCAT